TTATGGACGCATTATGGACATTCCTGACACCGGGTTAAGAGTCACAGCATCTTGTAAGAAATCCGGTGCAAAGTGTGCGTAGGTCATAGTTTGCTGAATGTTAGAATGACCCAGGATGCGCTGCAATGTGATTATGTTACCTCCATTCATTATAAAATGTGTGGCAAATGTATGCCTCAAAACATGCACTGCCTGTCCGTCAGGTAAATCGGGTTTTACTTCCCTGAGAGCGTTGCGCACTTTGTAGTAACTGGCATTAAAAAGCCTGCCTGAATTTTTGGTCTTGATCCGTTTAATCAGGTCCTGCGACACGGGAATTGTCCTGCGCTTTCCGTTTTTAGTTTTCATAAACGTAACCATCTGGTTAATGATGTGTTCAGCTTTTAAATTTGACACTTCACTCCAGCGTCCACCAGTAGAAAGGCAGACCAGAGTTGCATTTAATTCATCACCATCAAGCATGGATAACAGCCGCGTAATCTCTTCACTGGACAAAAAAGCCATTTCCGTAACAGCTTCACGTAACCGCTTAACCTCACGGAACGGGTTGTGAGAGTGGTATTCACCGGCGTCAATTAACTTGGTGAACATCCCGCTCATTATTGCCAGATGCCGATTTACGCTGGCTGGTTTAAGACCATCGTTCATCATTACAACGCGATAATCAGTTATCGTTTTCTTTGTTAGCTGGTCAGCTCTGGACACTCCCATTTCTGCAAATTTGGCGATTATTGTCGTCAAACGCCCCCGTTCAATATCTCCACGCTCATGTGATTTTCCGTGATATATCCACCATCTGCCTAACAACTCTGTAAGAGTTCGGCGGTCGGCTGGCTTCTCCAACCACTCTTTGTTGTGGTAGTTAACCAGGACATGACGTTCGAATGCTTGAGCTTCACCCTTAGTTTTAAATTTCCGCCTGATACGTTTTCCATCTGCACCCTGCGGTCTGACGTCCACTTCATAACGACCATCATCGAGCTTTTTAATAGACATAAAGCCCTCCGATGACGCTGTTTACTTCTACTACTTGAAAATTAATGCAATTTTCTTTCGTACATTTACTGCACACATATGCTGAATAAATCGTCAGCCAGTCTTTTGGTCTGAGTGGTGCAAGGTTGTTGAGTCTTGCCCAATGTGTGCGAGCGCCGGGGCTATTTGTCCGGCAGCGGGATCTGTCTCATCAAACATGAACCAGTCACGATATTTACGGAATCTTGGGTGTTTCAGAAGTCGCACTACCGCGTCATGTGAAATGGATGATTTCCCATTTTCGTACCCCACATAGGTAACGTAATTAATACCTGTCATTTCAGCTACTTCCTTCTTCTTGAGGCGTTCAGACTCACGAATAAGTTTAAGTTTCTCACGAATCTCAATTGACATAATGAATCAGATCTCTTATTTTTAATCCGTTGTGATATTCCACACCTAACTCTAGCCAACTCTAACTAGCTTTAGTTTGTGGAGCCAATTAGGAGAATAGCAAAATGAATGTCGGATCTGAAATTTCTGACGAGACAAGACAAGAAGTCTCAGTTCTTACAAAAGCAAAACGTCATTCAGTTAAATTGGCTGCTGTGCCTTCAGATTTGCTGTCGAAAGAGGGTTTTGCTCTTTACATAGGTAAGACACCACGCGCTGTAGCAGAAATGGCGAGAGCAGGCAAGCTCCCTGCGTTCTATATGACAGACCCACTGAAGCCAGGGGGGAATGCTGAGTTATGGATTAATCGTCGTGAGTGGGACAAATATGCAGCTCAACTAGTCGATGAAGCTCCGACAGAATGGCATGACTGGAAGAACCGCATTAGTTATAGCAAGTCGAAATTAGGGCGTATGGTGTGAGGGCATGTTATGAACACTATAGTAGGAAACACGGCAGCTAAAAAAATTCAATCGTTGATCATCGAGCTGCGCACGAGACTTTTGTCGATTGAAGGGCAATCTAACGTATCAGCCATAGTTGATGACATAGAAATTGAAGCGAAAAAATTAGAAGAAGAAGTTAATTTTCTGGCTTTACCTGTAAGAGCTGCAGAAATTGAGACTTTGACGCATTTAATTAAATGTGGATGTGTCAGGCTGGAAAATAACAAAAGAGATGAACGTAATGAGATTATAAATAATTTACAAGAGTCATTTGCGTTAATCAGCCAGAATCAACATGCCCCAACTAAAACAAAAAGAAGCAAATCAAGTAAATTTGAGATTTTGCGTTTTGGTGATCTTTCTATTATTGGTTGCGAGCTAACCCCATTACGCAACTATGTGACTCTATACTGTAGAGCTTGTTATGAAAATGACAGGTTTATCGGTCATGTGTACTACGGAGTATCAAAGTTATCGGGTGACGAAAAAGGTTATAGCGAATTTGATGCGCTGAGTATTATTAATGCTGTAGAAAAATATGCGCCAGGAATGCAAAAATACTCATGGCGCAAAGTAGATTGAAATTATTTTTCTTTATTCAGCTCTAAGTATTCGCCGATAGTAGCATGAAGATTTTTTAATTGCTCGAGTTGAATACTAATTGCAAGAACATTATCGCTTTTTAGGTTTAAGTCGGTATGAAGGTGTGCGAGTAGTCTCATCTTACCCTCACTGACAATACCATCGATAGTGATTTTGTCTGGAAATACAGTAACAGTTTTTTTGTCCATTTTTACACCTTTTGTGGTTGGTTGTTTTTGGCGATTCGATCTTACCACAAGACCATGTGCCGGACATGGCTAAAAACCGGCTCTGTTTCAGGAGGAGTTATGCCGGAACCTCGTTGTATTGCTCAGTTATTGCGTAACGAAAGCCCAAGGGCGATTGACTTCACCATCACCCACGGTAAGGGGCGTAAGGGAATCATTATCCGCACCAAAAAACAGAGTCCGTTAAAAAAGGCTCTGACCTTTCTGAAAAGCCGGAGGGTATGGAAATGACAGTGATGACGCTCAATCTCGTTGAAAAACAGCCAGCAGCTATGCGCCGGATAATTGGTAAGCATCTTGCCGTTCCTCGCTGGCAGGATACATGTGATTATTATAATCAGATGATGGAGCGCGAACGGCTAACAGTTTGCTTTCATGCGCAGTTAAAACAGCGTCACGCAACGATGCGTTTTGAAGAAATGAACGACGTCGAACGTGAACGACTGGTATGTGCAATTGATGAATTGCGTGGGGCATTCTCAAAACGTCGTCAGGTCGGTGCAAGTGAGTATGCATATATTAGTTTTTTAACAGTCAGTCAGCGCCGTACTTTATTTATGCATGCCGGATTGACTGAAAAAGAATTCAACCAGCCATACTGGCGAATTAATGAAGAGTCATGTTACTGGCGTGATGCTTTATTCCGTGCATTACGTGAATTATTCAGTCTGTTTGAGTATGCACCGACAATTCTGACGTCGGTAAAACCAGAGCAATATCTGCATTAAGTAATTAACCAGAGTTTTTAACGCACTTAATCGTGCGGGGCTTCTTTTTGCCTGGAGAAAGTTATGCATACAGTTTCTGAAAATCAGTGCGGTAAATACGCATTACTGCTGCAACAGGCCAGAACCGAAGCACAGGCCGACGCTGCGACGCGCTTTTCTTCTCATCTTGATGCCATGATTCGCCACATCACAAAGGCGGAGTTATCCCGCGTGGAGATAGTCGAGCTGCTCAGTCAGGAGTCGGAAAAATTTCACAATATCGGATTGTCTCGCGGGGAGGTGCTTTGATGTCCTGTTCTCGTTCAGTTGTATTACTGAATAACGCCTTAAAAATCGCCGTTATGAAAAATGGCGATTTGTCTCTTATTCAACTTGGTCTTGATAAAGAAAAACGCGAAATAACTGAGTCTGTTATCGCGATTTATCAGAACGAATTAAACCTCCTGTCTGATGTGGTCAATTTACTTGTTAAACGCGCTGTGTTTCACAAGCAAATCTCCTCCGTGGATGAACTGACGAAATTAACGACAGAAATCGCCAGCTATTGCGCTGATGAATTTAAAAACCTTAACGACAAAAGGAACTGGTAATGCCGGACAACGTAGATTTTATTCAGGAACAACAGGCTGAATTACTGGAGCGCCAGATTAACGCGGCAAGGGTAAAACATTGCGGTGCTTCTGCGCTGGTTTGCGAAGAGTGTGACGCGCCAATACCTGCTGCCCGTCGTGCAGCTTATCCGTCAGCCACGCGTTGTGTTTCCTGCCAGTCAGTCTTTGAAGCAAAAAACAAGCATTACCGGAGAATGGCATGAGTATTCGTATTGAAATTGGCGAACGTTATGTCGTTACCAGTGACAGCTTTCAGTTTATTCTCCACGAGAAAAAGAGAGCTGAAAGCGGTAAAAACGCCGGTCAGGAATGGCTGGCGGTGGTTGGTTATTACCCGAAATTAAGCCAGCTCGTTTCCGGCCTGATGCATCACGATATTCTGACCGGAAGCGCAAAGTCTTTTGCTGATTTAAACGCGCAGGTTGAGCAACTCAGCAGGCGTTGTTCAGAGGCTTTTGGCTCATATGGCCGTTAAAGCCTCCGGGCGTTTTGTCCCTCCGTCAGCATTTACCGCAGGCACCGGTAAGACGTTTTCCGGTGCTTATGCATGGAACGCGCCACGCGAGGCTGTCGGGCGCGAAAGACCCCTTACACGTGACGAGATGCGTCAGGTGCAAGGTGTTTTATCCACGATTAACCGCCTGCCTTACTTTTTGCGTTCGCTGTTTACTTCACGCTATGACTACATCCGGCGCAATAAAAGCCCGGTGCACGGGTTTTATTTCCTCACATCCACTTTTCAGCGTCGTTTATGGCCGCGCATTGAGCGTGTGAATCAGCGCCATGAAATGAACACCGACGCGTCGTTGCTGTTTCTGGCAGAGCGTGACCACTATGCGCGCCTGCCGGGAATGAATGACAAGGAGCTGAAAAAGTTTGCTGCCCGTATCTCATCGCAGCTTTTCATGATGTATGAGGAACTCAGCGATGCCTGGGTGGATGCGCATGGCGAAAAAGAATCACTGTTTACGGATGAGGCGCAGGCTCACCTGTATGGTCATGTTGCTGGCGCTGCACGTGCTTTCAATATTTCCCCTCTCTACTGGAAAAAATACCGTAAAGGACAGATGACCACGAGGCAGGCATATTCTGCCATTGCCCGTCTGTTTAACGATGAGTGGTGGATTAGTCAGCTTAAAGGCCAGCGTATGCGCTGGCATGAGGCGTTACTGATTGCTGTCGGGGAGGTCAATAAAGACCGTTCTCCTTATGCCAGTAAACATGCCATTCGTGATGTGCGTGCACGCCGCCAGGCAAATCTGGAATTTCTTAAATCGTGCGACCTCGAAAACAGGGAAACCGGCGAGCGCATCGACCTTATCAGTAAGGTGATGGGCAGTATTTCTAATCCAGAAATTCGCCGGATGGAGCTGATGAACACCATTGCCGGTATTGAGCGTTACGCCGCCGCAGAGGGTGATGTGGGGATGTTTATCACGCTGACCGCGCCGTCAAAGTATCACCCGACACGTCAGGTCGGAAAAGGCGAAAGTAAAACCGTTCAGCTTAATCACGGCTGGAACGATGAGGCATTTAATCCAAAGGATGCGCAGCGTTATCTCTGCCGTATCTGGAGCCTGATGCGCACGGCATTCAAGGATAATGATTTACAGGTCTACGGTTTGCGTGTCGTCGAGCCACACCACGACGGAACGCCGCACTGGCATATGATGCTTTTTTGTAATCCACGCCAGCGTAACCAGATTATCGAAATCATGCGTCGCTATGCGCTCAAAGAGGATGGCGACGAAAGAGGAGCCGCGCGAAACCGTTTTCAGGCAAAACACCTTAACCGGGGCGGTGCTGCGGGGTATATCGCGAAATACATCTCAAAAAATATCGACGGCTATGCACTGGATGGGCAGCTCGATAACGACACCGGCAGGCCGCTGAAAGATACTGCTGCGGCTGTTACCACATGGGCGTCAACGTGGCGCATTCCGCAATTTAAAACGGTTGGCCTGCCGACAATGGGGGCTTACCGTGAACTACGCAAATTGCCTCGCGGCGTCAGCATTGCTGATGAGTTTGACGAGCGTGTCGAGGCTGCACGCGCCGCCGCAGACAGTGGTGATTTTGCGCTGTATATCAGCGCGCAGGGTGGGGCAAATGTCCCGCGCGATTGTCAGACTGTCAGGGTCGCCCGTAGTCCGTCGGATGAAGTTAACGAGTACGAGGAAGAAGTCGAGAGAGTGGTCGGCATTTACGCGCCGCATCTCGGCGCGCGTCATATTCATATCACCAGAACGACGGACTGGCGCATTGTTCCGAAAGTGCCGGTCGTTGAGCCTTTGACTTTAAAAAGCGGCATCGCCGCGCCTCGGAGTCCTGTCAATAACTGTGGAAAGGTCACCGGTGGTGATACTTCGTTACCGGCTCCCACACCTTCTGAGCACGCCGCAGCAGTGCTTAATCTGGTTGATGACGGTGTTATCGAATGGAATGACCCGGAGGTCGTGAGGGCGCTCAGAGGTGCATTAAAACACGGACTGAGAACACCAAATCGTCAGCAAAGAAACGGAAGCCCGTTAAAACCGCATGAAATAGCGCCATCAGCCAGGCTGACCCGGTCGGAACGATTGCAAATTACCCGTATCCGTGTAGACCTTGCTCAGAACGGTATCAGGCCGCAGCGATGGGAGCTTGAGGCGCTGGCGCGTGGTGCAATTGTGAACTATGGCGCAAAAGAATTTCATTACCATGTTCAGAAGGCGTGGGAAGCATTTTCGAGGTGGTAATCTAAATATGAAAAATCTGCACACCGAAACACTCTTGTAGGTTGATAATTTGCAAACTAGGTGGATTTACTCTTTGATGTGTAAGAAGTTATACTACAAAAAATTGATTTATGGGCTTGGCGATGTATAACGATCCTTATAGTGACCCAAAAGCGTGGGAATCATATTTCAAAAATATTGTTTGGCTACATTATAAGCCTGCTAACTGTTGTGACTTGCCAGATGAGCATGGAGGCGACTTTGGGCTGGAGTGTTACACTCTGAGTGGTCATGTTTTTCAGTGTTACTTGCCTGAGCAGTCGAGTGATATTGATAAGCTTTATAAAGCGCAACAAAAAAAGATTTATACTGATATAAAAAAGTTTTCTCAGGATAACATTAAAGAATTAGAGGAGCTTTTTGGCACATTAAAAATTAGCCGCTGGATATTAGCTACACCATATAATAAATCGGCGAAATTAAGTCAATATTGCACAAAAAAATCATTAAAAGTAAGAGAGTTAGGGATTTCTTACGTTGCTGATGATTTTCAAATAGTAGTGCAAACAGATCGAAATTATATAGAAGAAGCGTTCTTTCTTCGCAAAAATAACTATCAATTAAGCTTTAATATAAATGATGCGACGGCTGAGAATGCTGCTAACTTTATTAGTGAAAATACATCTTTTTTAGATAAGCTAAATTTAAAATTACCTAAGATAAATGATGATGTATCTAGGCAGGGTTTATATAGAGAGTTTTTAATACAAAAATATCTTGATTATCAAAACTTGCTGGATGCTTTGAAGAGAGACTGGGTTGATATCTATGAAATTATCTATAACTGTGTTCAACATAGAGAACGTAATTTGGTAGGTCTCTTTCTTCTTACTTCATCAGATGCGAAACCATCAGATATAATGAAAGATGAAATCGCTTTGTTAAAGAAATGTATTGAAGAGGAAGTTAGTACGCTTAAACAGGCTGACTTGGATAAGATAACATGGGGAGTTATTTCTGATTGGCTTATAAGATGCCCTTTAGATTTTTAGAATGGAAAAGCAAATGCATATAACGATAGATGAAATAATAGGAAGGCCGTTTACGTTTAATAAACGACCTGAACATTTGCCATGTGATATGAGACCATTGTGGCGTTGCAGTTTGTTGCTGATAATATTCCTTGTCACAGGGAGAGCTGGTTGCTGTTCTTTAAAAAAACTTCATTTAATTAATTGGATGTTAAAGTCAGAGAATAATGAAGCAATGTTTGAATTCTGGCTTTTAAACAAAGAAGGTTTAAAGCCTGAAGTAAGATTGGATCCAACTTTAGATAGAGCAATACAGCTATTATTAGCAGAGGATTTTATTTTGAGAAATGAACGAGCGTTCAAAATAAATGAAAAGGGGCTTAAGGTCGCTGAGAAATTGCTTTCTCTTGATGTGTTCAAAGAAGAAAGGTTGGTGCTAAATAAACATAAGGCTGGACTGTCCGAAACTAACATTAATAAAATATTTCAGGTGGGTTAATATGTCGTTGGAAATTATTTCATTGGAGTTAGTAGCAAATACTTCGGATGGGCGTTATGGTGTTAGTATACCTTTTTCAAATGGCTTGTTTTTATTAAGAGTTGAGAATTCTCATGGTAAATCAACTTGCATGAATGGGATTGCATATGCACTTGGGATGGAAAAGGCATTAGGTGTCGGTTCTGGAAAAATCCCATTCCCTCCATCTTTGACTAGAGCACTAACGACAAAAGATAATGTTGAAGTTAGTGTAATATCATCTTATGTTTTGCTAAAAATAAAGAATCATAAGGGAATAGAAGCATCTTTGAAAAGGAATATTATCGGTCACGATAATAATAATGTTATTTATATAGATGAGAAGAATAATGTAAAAAGTAAGAGTGGTACTTATTTTTTACATAGAGAGGGCGATACTGAAAGGGAACGTGGTTTCTATAAGTGGTTAGCTGATTTTATAGGTTGGAGTTTGCCAAATGTTCCAAACCATAATGGGAAGGACACTATTCTTTATCCATCCGTACTTTTCCCTGCATGGTATGTTGAGCAAAAAAAAGGATGGTCGTCAATTATGGCGACTGTACCAACACAATTTGGAATTAAAGAGCCAAAGAAAAGAGCTCTAGAATTTTTAATGTCTCTTGATGTTAATGATAATATTTTATTGCGTAGTTCGTTAAGAAATGAGCTTGATATTATTTATCATGATTGGAAGTTAATTAAACACAATGCAGAAGTTATTGCTTCTAAATTGTCGTCAGTTGTCACAGGGATTCCTGAACAACCAGTGGCAAAATTTGATCATTATAAGATAGATTTGATTATTAAAAATGGTAGTGTCGTTAGATCTATTGTTGATGTTCGTAATGAACTGGAAAAAGAGTTGCAAGAAATTAAGTTTGACACTCTTGGTGAGCAAGAAGAACAAACTTTACAATTATCAGTGGTTAAGTTATTAGGTCAAAAAAATGATGAAATTAACTCTCTGGAATTAAAGATTAAAGAGATTTGTGAGCATAGAAGTTATATTCAATATCAAATTCAGGCGACCAAAAACAGATTGTATAATCTGTTGGAAGATAAAAGGAAGTATGAAGATTTAAAGAAAATATCATCTTCGGATGCGTATAAGTCAACAGATTTAATGTCAAATATTTGTCCGACTTGTGGTGCAAGTTATAATGATAATTTGCTAAGTTTTTCATCGCAAGAAAATCTGATGACATATGAAGATAGTTTGAACTTTATTAAAGAGCAAGTAAAAGCATTTGAGTTTGTTCTGTCGGATAGTGAAAAGCAATTAAAGCTTAAAGATGTTGAGAGGAGTGATTTAGAGGGGGAAATAGCCAAGATTAGAGTTGATATTAATGCATTAAGGGAGTCAAAATATCCCTCAATGGTTGTTCAGGAGGAGTTTCTGAGACGTAAAATAAACATTGAGAATAAAATTAATGCCATTAACGATGGCATTAAAAGTATATTGGACATTAGACTGGAGTTGGATTCATTACACCGTAGATATAAAAAGCTTATCGCGAAAAGAAAAGGATTGCCAGATAATTTCTTGTCGCGTAATGATGCCGATAAGTTAAAATTTCTTAATAAAGAAGTCGTTGCACGATTAGAAAAATATAATTTTACAAGTTTTGATTCTAAACTTGTGTCAATATCAGAAGATAATTACTTACCTACTAGGGAAGGATATGATATAGGTTTTGACACATCAGCTAGTGATGGAATAAGAATCATTTGGGGTTATTTAATAAGTTTATTTGTTGTTGGTTCTAAATTTCAAACAAATCACCCTGGATTGATTGTGTTTGATGAGCCTCGTCAACAAGAAGCAAATAAAGTAAGTTTTGCCGAGTTACTTAAAGATGCTGCAGAAACAACAAAAGGACAAGGGCAGATCATTTTTGCTACATCAGAAGATGAAAATGTCTTAAAAGAGGCATTAGAAGGGTATGACTATACAATGATATCCTTTGATAAGAACAATGGGAAATTGTTGAGGAAATTATAAACTTTTATGTTGCTGCATTAGAATGCATGATTATTGTTTATCTGTTAAGAGTGCTCCGTGCCAGTGTCGGCGCGGAGAAATCATGTCATGCACCTGCATTAAAACCGACCCATGAAGCGGGCGGGCGAGGCGGGGAAAGCACTGCGCGCTGGCGGTGGTGCTGATTTTATTTTTTCAGCGTCTGAGCGCGTCGTGACGGCGTTTGGATTGTGCGCCGGGGCGTTGGTGGGTCTGCGGGATGTTTTGTGCGGTGGTGAGCGTGTGAGGGCGTGATGACGGGGTGTAAAAAAGCCGCCCGCAGGCGGCGATGTTCAGCCGTTGTCAGTGTCCAGTGAGTAGTTTTTAAAGCGGATGACCTCCTGACCGAGCCAGCCGTTTATTTCCCGAATCCTGTCCTGTAGCGGGATAAGCTCATTGCGGACAAAGACCTTTGCCACTTTCTCAATATCTCCCAGTGACCCGACGTTCTCCGGCTTGCCACCCATCAACTGAAAGGGGATGCGGTGCGCGTCCAGCAGGTCTGCGGCGCTGGCTTTTTTGATATTAAAAAAATCGTCTTTCGTTGCCACTTCACTGAGCGGGATAATTTTAATGCCGTCGGCTTTCCCCTGTGGGGCATAGAGAAACAGGTTTTTAAAGTTATTGCGGCCTTTCGACTTAACCATGTTTTCGCGAAGCATTTCGATATCGTTGCGATCCTGCACGGCATCGGTGACGTACATGATGTATCCGGCATGTGCGCCGTTTTCGTAATACTTGCGGCGGAACAGCGTGGCCGACTCATTCAGCCAGGCAGAGTTAAGGGCGCTGAGATATTCCGGCAGGCCGTACAGCTCCTGATTAATATCCGGCTCCAGCAGGTGAAACACGGAGCCGGGCGTGAAAGGTGTCGGCTCGTTGAAGGACGGCACCCACCAGTAAACATCCTCTTCCACACCACGGCGGGTATATTTTGCCGGTGAGGTTTCCAGTCTGATGACCTTACCGGTGGTGCTGTAACGCTTTTCCAGAAACGCATTACCGAACACCAGAAAATCCAGCACAAAGCGGCTGAAATCCTGCTGGGAAAGCCACGGATGCGGGATAAATGTCGAGGCCAGAATATTGCGTTTAACGTAAATCGGTGAGCTGTGATGTACGGCAGCACGCAGGCTTTTTGCCAGACCGGTAAAGCTGACCGGTGGCTCATACCATCTGCCGTTACTGATGCATTCGACGTAATCCAGAATGTCACGCCGGTCGAGTACCGGTACCGGCTCACCGAAGGTGAATGCCTCCATTTTCGGGGCGCTGGCGGTCATTGTTTTTGCCGCAGGTTGCGGTGTTTTCCCTTTTTTCTTGCTCATCAGTAAAACTCCAGAATGGTGGATGTCAGCGGGGTGCTGATACCGGCGGTGAGTGGCTCATTTAACAGGGCGTGCATGGTCGCCCAGGCGAGGTCGGCGTGGCTGGCTTCCTCGCTGCGGCTGGCCTCATAGGTGGCGCTGCGTCCGCTGCTGGTCATGGTCTTGCGGATAGCCATAAACGAGCTGGTGATGTCGGTGGCGCTGACGTCATATTCCAGACAGCCACGACGGATAACGTCTTTTGCCTTGAGCACCATTGCGGTTTTCATTTCCGGTGTGTAGCGGATATCGCGCGCGGCGGGATAGAACGAGCGCACGAGCTGGAACACGCCGACACCGAGGCCGGTGGCATCAATACCGATGTATTCGACGTTATATTTTTCGGTGAGTTTGCGGATGGATTCAGCCTGGGTGGCAAAGTCCATGCCTTTCCACTGGTGACGCTCAAGTATCCTGAATTTGCCACCGGCCACCACCGGCGGTGCCAGCACCACGCATCCGGCGCTGTCGCCACGGTGTGACGGGTCGTAACCAATCCATACCGGGCGGGAGCCGAACGGATTTGCGGCAAACGGCGCGTAGTCTTCCCATTCTTCCAGCGTGTCGACCATGCAGCGTTGCAGCTCCTCGAACGGGAACACCGACGCCTTGTCGTCAACAAATTCACACATGAACAGGTTTTTAAAATCGTCGGCGCTGTTTTCGCGTTTGAGCTGCTCAATGTCGAACAGCGTGCAGCCACCTTTCAGGGCGTCCTCAATGGTGACAATCTGCCGCCACTGGCCGTCCGCACAGAGAAGCCCACCGGCAAGGGCGTTATGACTGACGTCGATTTCCACGCGTTCGGCGGCGCTGGCGCGTCCCCGGTTAAACAGTTCACCCGACCAGAACGGGTAGGCGTCGTGCGCCAGCGTGGACGGGGTGGAGAAATAGGTCGAGCGCAGGTGACTCTGTGAGGCCATACCTGATGCCACTTTACGCAGTACCTGAAAATTCGGGATCCAGAAAATCTCATCGACGTACAGGTCGCCGTTATGGCTCTGTGCGGTGTTGGAGTTGGTGCCGAGAAAAATCAGTTTTGCGCCGTTATTGCCCAGGACAATCGGGTCACCGGTCAGGTCAACGTCAACCAGACGGGCAAAGGCGATGATGTATTCACGGAACACATACGCCTGCGTTTTACTGGCCGACAGAAAAATCTGGTTATGACCGGTTTTCAGGGCGCGCAGCAGCGCCTCGCGGGAAAAATAAAACGTCGCGCCAATCTGGCGGGATTTCAGGATATCGCGGATGCGGTGCTCAAGCCCGGCACGATACCAGTGCAACTGATATTCGAAAGACTGCTCAAAGAAAATCTGCTCCAGCTTTTCGATGGCCTCGTCACTGAAAAAATTCTTTTTCGGTTTGCGCCGCCCGCCTTTGTTGCGGTTAGCGACGTTCGGATTAAGGTCTGCCTCGTTGCCGGTCTGGCTGTAGCGATTTACCCGTGCCAGTCGTTCAATCTGGCGTCCCAGCAGGTCAATTTCCTTGAAGTCACCGCCGGTTTTCTGCGGTTTGATGATGAGCTGGGTCAGCCGCGCTTCCAGGCTCATTTCGACACGGCTGATGGGGGCAACGTTGTCCCAGCCGTCGCGCTGTTTCCAGCTCTGCACTGTCGGGCGTTTCATCTGCAACATGGCGGCAATCTGCGGCACGGAAAATCCCTGCCAGTACAGCAGCGCCGCCTGACGACGCGGGTCGTGTAAAAGAGTGGTGTCTGTGGTGATGGTCATGAATACCTCGCCGTGATGAATACACGGCAAGGCTACTTAGTCGCGCCCCGCGATTCGCTAAGGTGCTGTTGTGTCAGTGATAAGCCATCCGGGACTGATGGCGGAGGATGCGCATCGTCGGGAAACTGATGCCGACATGTGACTCCTCTAATCACTATTCAGGACTCCTGACAATGGCAAAAAAAGTCTCAAAATTCTTTCGTATCGGCGTTGAGGGTGACACCTGTGACGGGCGTGTCATCAGTGCGCAGGATATTCAGGAAATGGCCGAAACCTTTGACCCGCGTGTCTATGGTTGCCGTATTAACCTGGAACATCTGCGCGGCATCCTGCCTGACGGTATTTTTAAACGTTATGGCGATGTGGTCGAACTGAAGGCCGAAAAGATTGACGATGATTCGGCGCTGAAAGGCAAATGGGCGCTGTTTGCAAAAATCACCCCGACCGATGACCTTATCGCGATGAACAAGGCCGCGCAGAAGGTCTACACCTCAATGGAAATTCAGCCGAACTTTGCCAACACCGGCAAATGTTATCTGGTGGGTCTGGCCGTCACCGATGACCCGGCAAGCCTCGGCACGGAATACCTGGAATTCTGCCGCACGGCAAAACACAACCCTCTGAACCGCTTCAAATTAAGCCCTGAAAACCTGATTTCAGTGGCAACGCCCGTTGAGCTGGAATTTGAAGACCTGCCTGAAACCGTGTTCACCGCCCTGACCGAAAAGGTGAAATCCATTTTTGGCCGCAAACAGGCCAGCGATGACGCCCGTCTGAATGACGTGCATGAAGCGGTGACCGCTGTTGCTGAACATGTGCAGGAAAAACTGAGCGCCACTGAGCAGCGCCTCGCTGAGATGGAAAACGCCTTTTCCGCACTTAAGCAGGATGTGACTGACAGGGCGGATGAAACCAGCCAGGCATTCACCCGCCTGAAAAACAGTCTCGACCACACCGAAAGTCTGACCCAGCAGCGCCGCAGCAAGGCCACCGGCGGTGGCGGTGACGCCCTGATGACGAACTGCTGACCGTCGTCAGTCAGTCCGGGAAAACCTTCACGATTAACCCTTAATTTCAGGAACAAATATGCGCCAGGAAACCCGCTTTAAATTTAATGCCTACCTGTCCCGTGTTGCCGAACTGAACGGCATCGACGCCGGTGATGTGTCGAAAAAATTCACCGTTGAACCGTCGGTCACCCAGACCCTGATGAACACCATGCAGGAGTCCTCTGATTTTCTGACCCGCATCAACATTGTGCCGGTCAGCGAAATGAAAGGGGAAAAAATTGGTATTGGTGTCACCGGCTCCATCGCCAGCACCACCGACACCGCCGGTGGCACCGAGCGTCAGCCGAAGGACTTCTCGAAGCTGGCGTCAAACAAGTACGAATGCGACCAGATTAACTTCGATTTTTATATCCGCTACAAAACGCTGGACCTGTGGGCGCGTTATCAGGATTTCCAGCTCCGTATCCGTAACGCCATTATCAAACGCCAGTCCCTTGATTTCATCATGGCCGGTTTTAACGGCGTGAAGCGTGCCGAAACCTCTGACCGCAGCAGCAATCCGATGCTGCAGGATGTGGCGGTCGGCTGGCTGCAGAAATACCGCAATGAAGCCCCGGCGCGCGTGATGAGCAAGGTCACTGACGAGGAAGGTCACACCACCTCTGAGGTCATCCGCGTGGGTAAGGGCGGTGATTATGCCAGCCTTGATGCACTGGTGATGGATGCGACCAACAACCTGATTGAGCCGTGGTATCAGGAAGACCCTGACCTTGTGGTGATTGTGGGACGTCAGCTACTGGCGGACAAGTATTTTCCCATCGTCAACAAGGAGCAGGACAACAGCGAAATGCTGGCCGCTGACGTCATCATCAGCCAGAAACGCATCGGTAATCTGCCCGCGGTACGTGTTCCGTACTTCCCGGCGGATGCGATGCTCATCACGAAGCTGGAAAACCTGTCCATCTACTACATGGATGACAGCCATCGCCGCGTGATTGTGGAAAACCCGAAACTCGACCGCGTGGAGAACTACGAGTCAATGAACATTGATTACGTGGTGGAAGACTACGCCGCCGGTTGTCTGGTGGAAAAAATTAAGGTCGGTGATTTTTCCACACCGGCTAAGGCGACCGCAGAGCCGGGAGCGTAACCGATGACGAGTCCCGCACAGCGCCACATGATGCGGGTCTCGGCAGCGATGACCGCGCAGCGGGAAGCCGCCCCGCTGCGACATGCAACTGTCTATGAGCAGATGCTGGTCAAGCTGGCCGCAGACCAGCGCACACTGAAAGCGATTTATTCAAAAGAGCTTAAGGCCGCGAAAAAGCGCGAACTGCTGCCGTTCTGGTTGCCGTGGGTGAACGGCGTGCTGGAGCAGGGCAAAGGTGCACAGGATGACATTCTGATGACGGTCATGCTGTGGCGTCTGGATACCGGCGATATTGCCGGTGCGCTGGAGATTGCCCGTTATGCCCTGAAGTACGGTCTGACCATGCCGGGTAAACACCGCCGCACCCCGCCGTACATGTTCACCGAGGAAGTGGCGCTTGCGGCCATGCGCGCTCACGCTGCCGGTGAGTCTGTGGACACCCGCCTGCTGACGGACACCCTCGAACTGACCGCCACGGCTGACATGCCTGATGAAGTGCGCGCAAAGCTGCACAAAATCACCGGTCTGTTTCTGCGTGACGCTGGTGATGCCGGAGGTGCGCTGGCGCACCTGCAACGTGCGACACAGCTCGACTGTCAGGCAGGCGTCAAAAAAGAGATTGAACGACTGGAGCGGGAGCTGAAACCGAAGCCGGAGCCGCAGCCAAAAGCGGTCACCCGCGCCCGGCGTAAGACCCGGAGCGTGACCCCGGCAAAACGTGGACGCCCGAAAAAGAAAGCCAGTTAACAACCGAATGCGCCCCGCGCCAGGGCGGCACGCCGGTCAGTGACGGTGAATCACCTGACACTGCACCGGCGTCCACCGCCCGACTTTTCAGAGGTAGTCATGATGACGCTGATTATTCCGCGAAAGGAGGCTCCTGTATCCGGTGAGGGTACGGTGGTCATCCCGCAACCGGCAGGCGACGAGCCGGTGATTAAAAACACGTTCTTTTTTCCCGATATCGACCCGAAGCGCGTCCGGGAACGTATGCGCCTTGAGCAGACCGTCGCCCCCGCCCGTCTGCGTGAGGCCATCAAGTCAGGCATGGCTGAAACGAATGCGGAGCTGTACGAGTACCGCGAACAGAAAATTGCTGCCGGTTTTACGCGTCTGGCGGACGTCCCGGCGGACGACATCGACGGTGAAAGCATCAAAGTTTTTTACTACGAGCGCGCCGTGTGTGCGATGGCGACCGCGTCGCTTTATGAGCGTTATCGCGGCGTGGATGCCAGTGCGAAAGGCGACAAGAAGGCCGACAGCATTGACAGCACCATTGATGAACTGTGGCGGGATATGCGCTGGGCGGTGGCGCGTATCCAGGACAAGCCGCGCTGCATCGTGAGTCAAATCTGATGAAGACCTTTGCGCTACAGGGCGACACGCTCGACGCCATTTGTGTCCGGTATTACGGGCGCACTGAGGGCGTGGTTGAAGCCGTGCTCGCCGCAAATCCGGGACTGGCTGAACTGGGTGCGGTGCTGCCACACGGCACCGCCGTCGAACTGCCCGACGTTCAGACCGCGCCCGTGGCTGAAACTGTCAATCTGTGGGAGTAACGCATGACAGCAGAAGAAAAAAGCGTCCTGTCGCTTTTCATGATTGGGGTGCTGATTGTTGTCGGCAAGGTGCTTGCCGGTGGTGAACCCATCACCCCGCGTCTGTTTATCGGGCGCATGTTGCTCGGTGGTTTTGTCTCGATGGTTGCCGGTGTTGTTCTGGTGCAGTTTCCTGACCTGTCACTGCCTGCGGTGTGCGGCATCGGCTCCATGCTGGGTATCGCCGGTTATCAGGTGATTGAGATTGCCATTCAGCGCCGCTTTAAGGGCAGGGGGAAACAGTAATGCCGGTAATTAACACGCATCAGAATATCGCCGCCTTTCTCGACATGCTGGCCGTGTCCGAAGGGACGGCGAACCATCCGCTGACGAAAAACCGGGGCTATGACGTGATAGTCACCGGACTGGACGGAAAGCCGGAAATTTTCACCGACTACAGTGACCACCCGTTCGCACATGGCCGACCGGCGAAGGTGTTTAACCGTCGCGGTGAAAAATCCACGGCCTCCGGTCGCTATCAGCAGCTTTATCTGTTCTGGCCGCACTACCGCAAACAGCTTGCCCTGCCGGATTTCAGTCCGTTGTCACAGGACAGACTCGCCATTCAGTTGATCCGCGAACGCGGTGCACTGGATGACATCCGGGCGGGACGCATTGAGCGCGCCATTTCACGCTGTCGCAATATCTGGGCGTCCCTGCCGGGTGCCGGTTACGGTCAGCGTGAGCATTCACTGGAAAAACTGGTCACCGTCTGGCGTACCGCTGGCGGCGTACCGGCTTAAACGGAGTAAACACCATGAAGAAATTATCCCTTTCACTGATGCTGAACGTGTCGCTGGCGCTGATGCTGGCACTGTCCCTGATTTACCCGCAGAGCGTGGCCGTCAATTTTGTCGCCGCCTGGGCGATTCTGGCGACGGTTATCTGTGTGGTTGCCGGCGGTGTCGGCGTGTATGCCACAGAGTATGTACTGGAACGCTACGGGCGGGGGCTGCCGCCGGAATCGCTGGCCGTGAAGATTGTCACGTCGCTGTTTTTGCAGCCGGTGCCGTGGCGCAGACGGGCGGTGGCTCTGGTAGTGATGGTGGCGACGTTTATCTCGCTGGTCGCTGCCGGGTGGATTTTTACCGCGCTGATTTATCTCGTGGTATCGGTGTTCTTCCGGCTGATACGTACGGCCTGCCGTCAGCGTTTTGAGGGGCGGGAACCATGTCAAAGCTGATGATTGTGATGGTTGTGTTGTTATCGCTGGCGGTGGCGGGTCTGTTTCTGGCGAAGCATAAAAACGCCAGCCTGCGCACCTCACTGGACAGGGCAAACAATGTCGCCAGCGGGCAGCAGACGACCATCACCATGCTGAAAAACCAGCTTCATGTTGCGCTCACCAGGGCAGACAAAAACGAGCTGGCGCAGGTTGCACTGCGTCAGGAGCTGGAGAACGCCGCGAAGCGTGAAGCACAGCGCGAGAAAACCATTACGAGGTTACTCAATGAAAACGAAGATTTTCGCCACTGGTACGGTGCTGACCTGCCTGATGCTGTGCGCCGGTTGCACCAGCGCCCCGCCTGCACTGACGCCAGTGATTGTCCCCAACGCCTGCCCGAAAGTGAGCCTTTGCCCGATGCCGGGCAGTGACCCGCAGACGAACGGCGATTTAAGTGCCGATATCCGGCAGCTTGAGAACGCGCTGGCACGGTGTGCCAGCCAGATAAAAATGATTAAACACTGTCAGGACGAAAATGATGCTCAAACCCGACAGCCTGCGCAGGGCGCTGACTGATGCCGTCACGGTGCTGAAAACTAACCCCGATATGCTGCGGATATTCGTGGATAACGGGAGTATTGCCTCCACACTGGCGACGTCGCTGTCATTCGAAAAGCGTTACACGCTCAATGTCATTGTGACCGACTTTACCGGTGATTTTGACCTGCTCATCGTGCCGGTGCTGGCGTGGCTGCGGGAAAATCAGCCCGACATCATGACCACCGACGCAGGCCAGAAAAAGGGCTTCACGTTTTATGCAGACATCAACAATGACAGCAGTTTTGATATCAGCATCAGCCTGATGCTGACCGAGCGCACACTGGTCAGTGAGGTGGACGGCGCACTGCATGTGAAGAATATCCCGGAACCCCCGCCGCCGGAGCCGGTTACCCGCCCGATGGAGCTGTATATCAATGGCGAACTGGTGAGCAAGTGGGATGAATGAGTTTAAGCGTTTTGAAGACCGGCTGACCGGACTGATTGAATCGCTGTCACCGTCAGGGCGTCGGCGACTGAGTGCCGAACTGGCGAAACGTCTGCGGCAGAGTCAGCAGCGTCGGGTGATGGCACAGAAAGCCCCGGACGGCACACCCTATGCGCCACGCCAGCAGCAGAGCGCCAGAAAAAAGACCGGTCGCGTTAAGCGAAAAATGTTTGCGAAACTTATCACCAGCCGTTTTTTGCATATCCGCGCCAGCCCGGAACAGGCATCAATGGAATTTTACGGCGGGAAGTCACCGAAAATCGCCAGTGTGCATCAGTTCGGTCTGTCGGAAGAAACCCGGAAAGACGGTAAGAAAATTGATTATCCGGCGCGTCCTCTGCTCGGCTTTACCGGTGAGGATGTGCAGATGATTGAAGAGATTATTCTGGCTCACCTCGACCGTTAGTTGTGCCATTCCCGACACCTCATCGTCACATTGCCGCCGGTATGACCCGGCGGCATCCTTCCCGTTATGAACACTCTCGCAAATATTCAGGAACTCGCGCGCGCACTGCGCAACATGATCCGCACCGGCATTATCGTCGAAACCGACCTTAACGCCGGTCGCTGCCGTGTGCAGACCGGCGGCATGTGCACCGACTGGCTTCAGTGGCTGACCCATCGCGCAGGACGTTCGCGCACATGGTGGGCACCTTCCGTGGGGGAACAGGTGCTGATTCTGGCCGTGGGTGGTGAACTTGACACGGCGTTTGTTCTGCCGGGGATTTATTCCGGCGATAACCCCGCGCCGTCTGCGTCGGCTGATGCCCTGCATATCCGTTTCCCTGACGGGGCGGTGATTGAGTATGAACCCGAAACCAGTGCACTCACGGTAAGCGGAATTAAAACGGCCAGCGTGACGGCTTCTGATTCTGTTACTGCCACGGTGCCGGTGGTCATGGTGAAAGCATCAACCCGCATCACCCTGGACACACCGGAGGTGGTCTGCACCAACAGGCTGATTACCGGCACGCTGAAAGTGCAGAAGGGCGGGACGATGCGCGGCAACATTGAACACACCGGCGGTGAACTCTCATCAAACGGTAAGGTACTGCATACCCATAAACACCCCGGCGACAGCGGCGGCACAACCGGGAGTCCTCTATGACAGCGCGTTATCTCGGAATGAATCGCAGTGATGGCCTGACTGTCACTGACCTTGAGCATATCAGCCAGAGTATCGGCGATATCCTGCGCACACCGGTCGGCTCACGGGTGATGCGTCGTGATTACGGCTCGTTGCTGGCGTCAATGATTGACCAGCCGCAGACCCCGGCGCTTGAGTTGCAGATTAAGGTCGCCTGTTACATGGCCGTGCTGAAATGGGAACCCCGCGTCACCCTGTCATCCGTCACTACGGCGCGCAGTTTTGACGGTCGAATGACGGTCACGTTAACCGGCCAGCACAACGACACCGGCCAGCCACTTTCGTTAACCATCCCTGTGAGTTGAAACCATGCCGATTATCGACCTGAACCAGCTACCCGCACCGGATGTGGTCGAGGAGCTGGACTTTGAAACCATTCTCGCTGAACGCAAGGCGACACTGATTTCCCTTTACCCGGAAGACCAGCAGGAGGCGGTCGCCCGTACCCTGGCGCTGGAATCTGAGCCTCTCGTCAAACTGCTGGAGGAAAATGCTTATCGTGAGCTTATCTGGCGTCAGCGTGTGAATGAGGCTGCACGGGCGGTGATGCTGGCCTGTGCAGCCGGTAATGACCTTGATGTGATTGGTGCCAATTACAACACCACGCGCCTGACTATCACCCCGGCAGATGATTCGACCATCCCGCCGACACCGGCAGTGATGGAGTCTGACACCGATTATCGTCTGCGTATTCAGCAGGCGTTTGAAGGTTTAAGCGTCGCCGGGTCGGTGGGAGCCTATCAGTATCATGGTCGCAGTGCCGATGGGCGTGTCGCGGATATCTCTGTCACCAGTCCGTCTCCGGCCTGCGTCACCATCTCTGTGCTGTCACGTGAAAATAACGGTGTGGCATCCGAAGACCTGCTGGCGGTGGTGCGTAACGCCCTTAATGGCGAGGACGTCAGGCCGGTGGCCGACCGCGTGACCGTGCAGTCTGCCGCCATTGTTGAATACCAGATAAACGCCACGCTTTACCTTTACCCTGGTCCCGAAAGCGAACCCATCCGCGCTGCTGCCGTGAAAAAACTGGAAGCGTACATCACGGCACAGCACCGGCTGGGGCGCGACATCCGTCTGTCTGCCATTTATGCCGCTTTGCATGTGGAAGGCGTGCAGCGTGTCGAGCTGGCCGCACCACTGGCCGACATTGTGCTCAACAGTACGCAGGCGTCTTTCTGCACCGAATACAGCGTCGTGACCGGAGGCTCGGATGAGTGATTCGCGACTGCTGCCGACTGGCTCATCACCGCTTGAAGTCGCCGCCGCAAAAGCCTGTGCGGAAATTGAAAAAACGCCGGTCAGTATTCGTGAGCTGTGGAACCCGGACACCTGCCCGGCAAATCTACTGCCGTGGCTGGCGTGGTCATTTTCGGTTGACCGCTGGGATGAAAAGTGGCCGGAAGCGACAAAACGCGCCGTTATCCGCGATGCCTATTTCATTCATTGTCATAAAGGCACTGTCGGCGCAATCCGGCGTGTGGTGGAGCCGCTCGGCTATCTCATTAACGTAAAGGAATGGTGGGAGACAAACGACCCGCCCGGAACCTTCCGCCTTGATATCGGCGTACTGGAAAGCGGCATCACGGAGGAGATGTATCTGGAAATGGAACGGCTGATTGCCGATGCCAAACCCGCAAGTCGCCACCTTATCGGTCTGAACATTATCCAGGACATTCCCGGCTATCTGTATACAGGCGGTGTGGTCTGTGATGGTGATGTTATTACTGTTTATCCCGGATAAGTGAGAAACAATGAGCACGAAATTTAAAACCGTTATCACTACTGCCGGAGCCGCAAAGCTGGCAGCCGCCACTGTCCCCGGCGGGAAAAAAGTAAACCTGTCTGCAATGGCCGTGGGTGACGGTAATGGCAAATTGCCGGTGCCGGATGCCGGTCAGACGAAACTGGTGCATGAGGTCTGGCGTCACGCTCTGAATAAAGTCAGCGTGGATAACAAGAATAAAAACTATATCGTGGCTGAACTGGTTGTACCGCCAGAAGTGGGCGGCTTCTGGATGCGTGAACTTGGTCTGTATGATGATGCCGGAACACTGATTGCGGTCGCTAACATGGCAGAAAGCTATAAGCCTGAACTGGCTGAAGGCTCCGGGCGTGCGCAGACCTGCCGCATGGTCATTATTGTCAGTAACGTGGCGTCTGTTGAGCTGAGTATTGATGCCAGCACAGTGATGGCGACGCAGGATTACGTCGATGACAAAATCGCAGAGCATGAGCAGTCCCGCCGCCATCCTGACGCCACGCTGACAGAAAAAGGTTTTACTCAGTTAAGCAGTGCAACAAACAGCACCAGTGAAAAGCTGGCAGCAACGCCAAAGGCAGTAAAAGCAGCCTATGACAATGCTGAGAAACGTCTGCAGAAAGACCAGAACGGTGGCGATATTCCAGATAAGGGCGCTTTTCTGGACAATATTGGCGTTACCAGCCTGACGTTTATGAAACACAATGGAATGATTCCAACCACTGACAATCTTGATTCCTATGGCCCAGAAGAAAAATATCTTGGAACGTGGTCATGTCCGTCACAATCCACTGCAAAACCAGAGTCTGGTTACCCTGAAGATAAAGGCAATGGGGTTCTGGAAGTATTCAATGCTGGTCGCTTTCACTGCACACAACGCTACACCACCCGAACCGGTAATATTTACATTCGGATGCTTGATGCAGAATGGAACCCTGTCAGTCCTGTATGGAGTGCATGGAGAGTTATTACAAGCGGGACTCGCCCATTAAGCACGTCAATTGACCTGAATTCTTTAGGTGGTGCGGAACACCTGGGAATATGGCGCAATAGTAGTACATCAATAGCCTCATTTGACCGTCATTTCCCGGAGGAAGGGAGTTTTGGACAGGGTATTCTGGAAGTCTTTGAAGGCGGTCTGTATGGGAGGATGCAACGTTATACCACCCGTAGTGGGACTATGTACATTCGCGGACTGACAGCCTCATGGGATGCAGAAAATCCACAATGGGAGGACTGGATTGCTGTTGGGTATCAGTCCACGGGATGGACTTATTCAGGGGATCTTGATGACCTTTTAAAGCCTGGTATTTATAGCGTCACGAAACAGGCCACAAATGCACCTGTCACCGACTCTAAAGATCTTGCTGTTGGCTCAATAGTTGAGGTGAAAAAACGTTGTGATATTGAATCGTATATCCAGACATATACGACTGTTTCAGCAACGGATGCCTATAAAAACCGGACATTTCAGCGAACCCGCGCCAGCGGTGAAACTGACTGGGGGGAATGGGCGGAAGTATACAACTCAAAATCATTACTCACTAAATTAGGTGTCGGCGGTGTTACCGACAGGTTATCCAGTCTGGACTGGCAGACCTACGACTTTATACCGGGCAGCATGATAACTGTCAGGCTTTCAGATATGACCAATATTCCCGATGGGATGGAATGGGGCGTCATTGATACTAACCTGATAAATATCACTGTTGGCCCCAGTGAAGGCGGAGGTGTCGCCCGTTCAATGCAGGTATGGCGCAGCACTTCAAACAAAACCAACTATCGTTTTTTTACAGTCCGCTTATATGGCAATCCTGGGGAGCGTAGCTTCAATATTCGTCGGCTACCAATTATCGACGAAGCCCAGACATGGGAGGCAAAACAGACATTCAGTGCAGGCCTTTCTGGTGAACTGTCCGGCAATGCGGCTACAGCAACAAAGCTGAAAACGGCAAGGACAATTAACGGCGTAAAATTTGACGGCTCGGCAAATATTGAAGCGTTTCCGCCTGGTGTTCCGCTGCCGTGGCCATCAGATACACCACCTGCAGGCTATGCAATCATGCAGGGGCAGACGTTTGATAAGGCAGCATATCCGAAACTGGCTATAGCCTATCCTTCTGGTGTTATTCCTGATATGCGCGGCTGGACAATCAAGGGCAAACCCGCCAGTGGGCGTGCCGTATTGTCACAGGAACAGGACGGGATTAAATCGCATACTCACAGTGCCAGTGCGTCAAATACGGATTTGGGAACGAAAACAACCAGTTCGTTTGATTACGGGACGAAGACAGTCAGTACGTTTAACTACGGAACAAAAACCACTAATACCACTGGTAACCATACACATACCATTTACAGAGGGAATGCCAATACTAATGGTGAAACCGGTAAAACAGGCTTTGACAACCCATCGTTTAATGGCACATCAGGAGCTGCCGGGAATCATGCCCACACGGTAGATATTGGTGCACATAATCATACGGTTGGTATTGGTGCACATTCACACACGGTTGCTATTGGCTCACACGGGCACTCTATTACCGTTAATGCTACAGGTAATACAGAAAACACCGTCAAAAACATCGCATTTAACTATATTGTGAGGCTTGCATAATGGCTTTCAGAATGAGTGCAGAAGCACAAACTATCCGCGTATTTAATTTACTTGATGGAACCAATGAATTTATTGGGGAAAGTGACGCGTATATTCCACCGTATACAGGTCTGCCTGCAAACAGTACAGATATTGCGCCGCCTGATATACCGGCTGGTTATGCAGCCGTTTTCAATGCAGATGAAATGAAATGGGAGTTGATGGAAGATCATCGCGGAAAGACTGTCTACGAAACGAAAACGGGAGCAGCCATTTATATTTCTGAACTTGGCGCATTACCTCCAGACGTGACAGCCATTTCCCCGGATGGGGATTATCAGAAATGGGACGGAAATGCGTGGGTGAATGATGAGAATGCAGAGCGTGATGCGCTTGTCAGAGCGGCTGACTCTCAGAAGAAAGAGCTGATTGCATATGCAGGTGAAATTATTGCCACGCTGCAGGATGCTGTCGATTTAGATATGGCTACCGAGGAAGAAAAGTTAAGCCTGACACACTGGAAAAAATACCGTGTGCTACTGAATCGCGTTCAGCCGGAAAATGCTCCGGATATAGAATGGCCGGAAATGCCACAATAAATCGTATTAGATCTGGTGTGGGGTTACGCATCTATAGCACAGTGTAGAACCCAATCTGGCGGTCTGCCCTGTGCCAAATGCGGAAATTATGCCCCAACTCAGTGTTAATAAATGCAAATAATCTACGGTAAAAGAAAAAGGGATGCTTGTAACTACTTCACATAAACATTATTGTGGTAAAACATACAGTCAAGTTATCATTTGTAACCTATTTGCATGTATGCTGTATCGATGTTAACTCAAGCGGAAAATAATTATCATGGAAAAAATTAAAGCGCCTTGCCCATACTGTAAAGGTGAAAAAAATTGTCTCACAATAGGTCATACAAAAAGAGAGTGGAGTAAAAATGATGGGGATGACTACTTTTGGGCTGAGAGTGAATATAATTTATTAGAGTGTATGGGGTGTGATGGAGTATTTACATATATAAAGTCCCGTCACAGTGAAGATTACGACATAGAAAGAGATGGGTCGGGGCATGATTTTATGATATATAACGAACATATATCAATATATCCTACTCAAGAGCAGGAAGAAATTAGACCTGATTGGTTTGGTGAGGTGCTAAGCAAAGATTATCAGCTATATGTAATAATGAACGAAATGTATATCGCATTTCAAAATAAATCATTCATTTTGGCGGCAATTGGGCTTAGAACTATTTTTGACAGAACCGTTGAGGTTCTGGATATTCACCCTGGATATACATTAAGCCAGAAAGTTGATATTCTCAAAGATGAAGGTTTTATCGGGGAAAAAGAAAAAGAGCAACTTAAAATTGTAACTGAAGCTGGCAACTCAGCTGCACATAGGGCATGGGCACCGAACGAAGATGAATTTAAATCGCTTTTGGCTGTTATAGAAAGCTTTGTAATGCGAACAGTACTAAAAGATAATAACATTTTTAAAATCGTAGAAAAATTACCGGAAAAACACTCAAGGCCACCAAAAAAACAAAAATAATGTACCTAAATGTAAATAGAGCTAAGAGATTATATCTTGGCTCTGGTTAACTCCAGTGGTGCATGATTTTTGCAATGACCTGACTGAACATTTAAACGAGGAAAATATCCCCTATTTGCTTTTCACTGTGAGTTCAGCCTGTGGACGTAACACTGGTTAAAACGCTCTGCGAGTGATTCATAGTCTAGTGTTCTGGCTATATAAATTTTCAGTTGGAAACTGAGTAAGTACAGATAAAGACAGGTGGGCTGATTGCCACTCTTTTCTTTATCTGTTGTTTCATCCACTGACCAGCCAGGTCAAATAGCGTCTCTTGCCCTGCACAACTGAAAATACCACTCACCCATTAACCACGGAGTTAAACGGATGAGTGATTATCATCACGGCGTGCAGGTGCTGGAGATTAACGACGGCACCCGCGTCATTTCCACCGTATCCACTGCCATTGTCGGCATGGTCTGTACGGCCAGCGATGCGGATGCGGAAACCTTCCCCCTCAATAAACCGGTGCTGATTACCAATGTGCAGAGCGCAATTGCAAAGGCAGGTAAAAAAGGCACGCTGGCGGCGTCATTGCAGGCCATCGCTGACCAGTCAAAACCAGTCACCGTTGTCGTGCGCGTGGAAGACGGCACCGGCGAAGACGAAGAAACGAAACTCGCGCAGACCGTTTCCAATATCATCGGCACCACCGACGAAAACGGTCAGTACACCGGACTGAAAGCCCTGCTGGCGGCGGAGTCGGTAACCGGTGTTAAACCGCGTATTCTCGGCGTACCGGGACTGGACACCAAAGAGGTGGCTGTTGCACTGGCATCTGTCTGTCAGAAGCTGCGCGCTTTCGGGTATATCAGCGCATGGGGCTGTAAAACCATTTCCGAGGTGAAAGCCTACCGCCAGAATTTCAGCCAGCGTGAGCTGATGGTCATCTGGCCGGATTTCCTCGCATGGGATACGGTCACCAGCACCACCGCCACCGCGTATGCCACCGCCCGTGCGCTGGGTCTGCGCGCTAAAATCGACCAGGAGCAGGGCTGGCATAAAACGCTGTCCAACGTCGGGGTAAACGGTGTTACCGGCATCAGCGCATCTGTATTCTGGGATTTGCAGGAGTCCGGCACTGATGCTGACCTGCTTAACGAGTCAGGCGTCACTACGCTGATTCGCCGCGACGGTTTCCGATTCTGGGGTAACCGTACCTGCTCTGATGACCCGCTGTTCCTCTTTGAAAACTACACCCGCACCGCGCAGGTGCTGGCCGACACGATGGCTGAGGCGCACATGTGGGCGGTGGACAAGCCCATCACCGCAACGCTGATTCGCGACATCGTTGACGGTATCAATGCCAAATTCCGTGAGCTGAAAACAAACGGCTATATCGTGGATGCGACCTGCTGGTTCAGCGAAGAATCCAACGATGCGGAAACCCTCAAGGCCGGAAAACTGTATATCGACTACGACTATACCCCGGTGCCTCCTCTTGAAAACCTGACCCTGCGCCAGCGTATTACCGATAAATACCTGGCAAATCTGGTCACCTCGGTTAACAGCAATTAAGGAGCCTGACCGATGGCAATGCCGCGCAAACTCAAGTTAATGAACGTCTTTCTGAACGGCTACAGCTATCAGGGCGTCGCGAAGTCCGTCACGCTGCCAAAACTGACCCGTAAGCTCGAAAACTATCGCGGTGCGGGGATGAACGGCAGCGCACCGGTAGACCTCGGCCTTGATGACGATGCGCTGTCAATGGAGTGGTCGCTCGGGGGCTTCCCGGATTCGGTTATCTGGGAACTTTACGCCGCAACCGGTGTGGATGCCGTGCCGATTCGTTTTGCAGGCTCTTACCAGCGTGACGATACCGGCGAAACGGTGGCCGTCGAAGTGGTCATGCGTGGCCGTCAGAAAGAAATCGACACCGGCGAGGGTAAACAGGGAGAAGACACCGAGTCGAAAATCTCCGTGGTCTGCACCTATTTCCGGCTGACGATGGACGGTAAGGAGCTGGTCGAAATTGACACCATCAACATGATTGAGAAGGTGAACGGCGTCGACCGGCTGGAGCAACACCGCCGCAATATCGGCCTGTGATTTTCATCCGGTCAGCCTGGCTGACCGGTTAACCCTGATTCAGAAGTGAGAAAACCATGAACAAAGAAAATGTGATTACCCTGGACAATCCGGTCAAGCGTGGTGAGCAGGTTATCGAACAGGTCACGCTGATGAAACCTAATGCCGGGACGCTGCGCGGTGTCAGTCTGGCAGCGGTCGCAAACTCCGAAGTCGATGCACTGATTAAGGTGCTGCCGCGCATGACGGCACCGATGCTGACCGAGCAGGAAGTCGCCGCGCTGGAACTGCCTGACCTTGTGGCGCTGGCCGGTAAGGTGGTCGGTTTTTTGTCGCCGAACTCGGTGCAGTGACGTTCCCGAAAAATCTGTCGGTCGATGACCTGATGGCGGATGTGGCAGTGATATTTCACTGGCCGCCATCAGAACTGTATCCCATGAGCCTGACCGAACTCATCACATGGCGCGAAAAGGCGCTCCGGCGAAGCGGAAACACGAATGAGTAACAATGTAAAATTACAGGTATTGCTCAGGGCTGTTGACCAGGCATCCCGCCCGTTTAAATCCATCCGCACAGCGAGCAAGTCGCTGTCGGGGGATATCCGGGAAACACAAAAATCACTGCGCGAGCTGAACGGTCACGCATCCCGTATTGAGGGATTCCGCAAGACCAGTGCACAGCTCGCCGTGACTGGTCATGCACTTGAAAAGGCTCGGCAGGAAGCCGAAGCCCTTGCCACACAGTTTAAAAACACCGAACGTCCGACCCGTGCTCAGGCGAAAGTGCTGGAATCCGCAAAGCGTGCGGCGGAGGACTTACAGGCGAAATATAACCGCCTGACGGATTCCGTTAAGCGCCAGCAGCGGGAACTGGCCGCTGTGGGAATTAATACCCGCAATCTTGCACATGATGAGCAGGGACTGAAAAACCGTATCAGTGAGACCACCGCACAGCTTAACCGTCAGCGTGACGCGCTGGCGCGTGTCAGTGCACAACAGGCAAAACTTAACGCAGTCAAACAGCGTTATCAGGCCGGAAAGGAACTGGCTGGAAATATGGCCTCAGTGGGCGCTGCCGGTGTGGGGATTGCGGCTGCGGGAACGATGGCCGGAGTTAAGCTGCTGATGCCCGGTTATGAGTTTGCGCAGAAAAACTCAGAATTGCAGGCCGTGCTGGGTGTGGCAAAAGACTCCGCCGAAATGGCCGCGCTCCGCAAGCAGGCGCGCCAGCTCGGCGATAATACCGCCGCCTCGGCGGATGATGCAGCCGGTGCGCAGATTATTATTGCGAAAGCCGGTGGGGATGTTGATGCCATTCAGGCGGCAACTCCGGTCACGCTGAATATGGCGCTGGCGAACCGCCGCACGATGGAAGAAAACGCCGCCCTGCTGATGGGGATGAAATCTGCCTTTCAGCTTTCAAACGATAAGGTCGCTCATATCGGGGATGTTCTCTCCATGACGATGAACAAAACCGCCGCCGATTTTGACGGTATGAGCGATGCGCTGACCTATGCCGCACCTGTGGCAAAAAATGCCGGTGTCAGCATTGAAGAAACCGCCGCAATGGTCGGGGCGCTGCATGATGCAAAAATCACAGGCTCAATGGCGGGGACGGGAAGTCGTGCCGTGTTAAGCCGCCTGCAGGCACCGACGGGAAAAGCATGGGATGCACTGAAAGAGCTTGGAGTGAAAACTTCAGACAGCAAGGGAAACACCCGACCAATATTTACCATTCTGAAAGAAATGCAGGCCAGTTTTGAGAAAAACCGGCTCGGTACTGCCCAGCAGGCTGAATATATGAAAACCATTTTCGGGGAGGAGGCCAGTTCAGCCGCCGCCGTGCTGATGACTGCCGCCTCAACCGGAAAGCTGGACAAACTGACCGCTGCGTTTAAAGCCTCAGACGGAAAGACCGCAGAGCTGGTTAAAATCATGCAGGACAACCTCGGCGGTGACTTTAAGGAGTTTCAGTCCGCTTATGAGTCTGTGGGGACTGACCTGTTTGACCAGCAGGAAGGCGCACTGCGTAAGCTCACGCAGACGGCCACAAAGTATGTGTTAAAACTCGACGGCTGGATCCAGAAAAACAAATCACTGGCGTCAACCATCGGCATCATTGTCGGTGGTGCACTGGCACTGATTGGTGTCATCGGTGCCATTGGCCTCGTAGCCTGGCCGGTTATCACCGGCATCAATGCCATCATCGCGGCAGCAGGCGCAATGGGTGCAATCTTCACGACGGTTGGCAGTGCTGTTATGACGGCCATCGGGGCGATTAGCTGGCCGGTTGTGGCCGTGGTGGCCGCCATTGTCGCCGGGGCGTTACTTATCCGTAAATACTGGGAGCCTGTCAGCGCATTCTTTGGCGGTGTGGTGGAAGGGCTGAAAGCGGCATTTGCGCCGGTGGGGGAACTGTTCACGCCACTGAAGCCGGTGTTTGACTGGCTGGGCGAAAAGTTACAGGCCGCGTGGCAGTGGTTTAAAAACCTGATTGCCCCGGTCAAAGCCACTCAGGACGCGCTGAACCGTTGCCGTGACACGGGCGTCATGTTCGGGCAGGCACTGGCTGACGCGCTGATGCTGCCGCTTAATGCGTTCAACAAACTGCGCAGCGGTATTGACTGGGTACTGGAAAAACTCGGTGTCATCAACAAAGAGTCAGACACACTTGACCAGACCGCCGCCAGAACTCAAGCCGCCACGTATGGCAGCGGTGGTTATATTCCGGCGACCAGCTCTTATGCAGGTTATCAGGCTTATCAGCCGGTCACGGCACCGGCTGGCCGCTCTTATGTAGACCAGAGTAAAAACGAATATCACATCAGCCTGACGGGGGGTACTGCGCCGGGGACACAGCTTGACCGCCAGTTACAGGATGCGCTCGAAAAATACGAGCGGGATAAACGTGCGCGCGCCCGTGCCAGCATGATGTATGACGGTTAAGGAGGTGACGAAAAATGATGCTCGCGTTAGGTATGCTTGTTTTTATGCGCCAGACGTTGCCACACCAGACCATGCAGCGTGAATCAGATTATCGCTGGCCGTCAAATTCCCGTATCGGTAAACGGGATGCCTACCAGTTTCTCGGTGTTGGTGAGGAAAACATGACGCTGGCCGGTGTGCTTTATCCCGAACTGACCGGCGGAAAGCTGACGATGACCACGCTCAGGCTGATGGCAGAGGAAGGTCGGGCGTGGCCGTTGCTGGATGGCACCGGCATGATTTACGGCATGTATGTCATCAGCAAGGTGAGTGAAACAGGGAGTATTTTCTTTGCAGACGGCACACCCCGGAAAATTGATTTTACGCTGTCGCTCACCCGCGTTGATGAATCACTGGCCGCGCTTTATGGCGATATCGGTAAACAGGCGGAATCGCTCATCGGTAAGGCTGGCAGTATGGCGACCAGATTCACGGGTATGACGGGGGCGGGATAATGCTGGATGCGCTGACATTTGATGCAGGCAGTACGCTGACGCCGGATTACATGCTGATGCTCGACAGCAGGGATATTACCGGTAATATCAGCGACCGTCTGATGAGCATGACCCTGACGGATAACCGGGGCTTTGAGGCTGACCAGCTTGATATTGAACTGAACGATGCCGACGGGCAGGTCGGGCTGCCGGTTCGTGGCGCTGTCCTGACGGTGTATATCGGCTGGAAAGGTTTTGCCCTGGTATGCAAAGGGAAATTCACCGTTGATGAGATAGAACACCGGGGCGCGCCGGATGTGGTCACCATCCGCGCCCGGAGTGCAGATTTTCGCGGGACGCTCAATACCCGCCGGGAAGGCTCCTGGCATGACACCACGCTCGGTGCGATTGTTGAAGCGATAGCCTCCCGTAACAGGCTGGAAGCCAGTGTCGCTCCGTCACTGGCCGGAATTAAAATTCCGCACATCGACCAGTCGCAGGAGTCTGATGCGAAATTCCTGACCCGCCTTGCTGAACGCAACGGCGGTGAGGTGTCGGTAAAAATGGGAAAACTGCTGTTTCTCAAAGCGGGGCAGGGGGTGACGGCCAGCGGTAAAAAAATCCCGCAGATTACCCTCACCCGCAGCGACGGCGACCGTCATCATTTTGCGATTGCTGACCGTGGAGCTTACACCGGCGTAACGGCAAAGTGGTTACATACCAAAGACCCGAAGCCGCAAAAGCAGAAGGTAAAACTGAAACGCAAAAAGAAAGAGAAACACCTGCGCGCACTGGAGCACCCGAAAGCGAAACCGGTCACGCAGAAGAAAGCGCCAAAAGTACCGGAAGCGCGCGAAGGTGAATACATGGCCGGTGAGGCTGACAACGTTTTTGCCCTGACCACGGTATATGCCACAAAAGCGCAGGCCATGCGTGCCGCTCAGGCGAAGTGGGATAAACTGCAACGGGGCGTTGCGGAGTTCTCCATCAGCCTGGCTACCGGTCGGGCAGATATTTACACGGAAACACCGGTCAAAGTGTCAGGCTTTAAGCGCGTCATAGACGAGCAGGACTGGACAATCACTAAGGTGACACATTTTCTGAATAATAGCGGCTTCACGACGTCCTTAGAGCTTGAGGTCAGGCTTTCTGATGTGGAGTATGAAACAGAAGATGATGAGTGATGTTTTGTTTTTATCTGTTTGTTTTATAAGGATAAATTAACTAAAATGGCACCATTAAAAAAACCGGAAGAGGTGCTCGCGATGTTTCATTGTCCTTTATGCCAGCATGCCGCACATGCGCGTACAAGCCGCTATATCACTGACACGACAAAAGAGCGTTATCACCAGTGTCAGAACGTGAATTGCAGCGCCACGTTCATCACTTATGAGTCGGTACAGCGATACATCGTGAAGCCGGGAGAAGTCCACGCCGTAAGGCCGCACCCGTTGCCGTCAGGGCAGCAAATTATGTGGATGTGA